TTACCCAGAGGTAATGAATTACCTATTGAGTAAACCTATATAATGTTTTATAATGCAATCAGTGGACAAACCCATACAACATATATTTTACATACGGAGAAAACAATATGTCATTCGCAGCACTTAAATCTAAGCGTACCGACCTTAGCAAGCTAGTAGAGCAAGCACAGCAAGCTGGTGGTGCACAACAGACTCGTCAATCACAAGACGATCGGTTCTGGCAACCAACTCGCGATAAGGCTGGTAACGGCTATGCTGTAATTCGCTTCTTGCCTGGAGACGCAGAAGCAGCCACACCATGGATCCGTTATTGGGACCATGCGTTCAAAGGACCAACAGGTCAGTGGTACATTGAGAAGTCATTGACTTCTATTGGTCAGCAAGATCCTCTTTCAGAGCTAAACTCTAAGATGTGGAACTCTGGTATCGAAGCTGACAAAGCAGTTGTACGCCAGCGTAAGCGTAACCTACGTTACGTAGCAAACGTACTAATCATCTCAGATCCATCAGCACCAGAAAACGAAGGACAGGTTAAGCTGTATCGTTTTGGTAAGAAGATCTTTGATAAGATTATGGATAGCATGCAGCCTCAGTTTCCTGATGAGGCTCCAGTCAACCCATTTGATATGTGGGAAGGTGCAGACTTTACATTGAAGATTCGTAAGGTCGAAGGCTACCCTAACTATGATGCTTCAACATTCAAAGCACCATCAGCGTTACCTGGTAGTGACGATGACCTAGAAGCTATCTACAACAAGCAGTACGATCTATCAGAGTGGACTGATCCAAAGAACTATAAGACCTATGATGAGTTGAAAGCTCGCTTGGCTTTGGTTCTAGGTGAACAAGCACCTCGTACTCCTAAGCAAGAAGCTGCACTGGACTTGCAAGATGATATTCCAGACTTTGATGCTCCTAAGCCTCAAGCAGCTCCATCTATTCCGACTGCAGAGTCCTCTCCTATGGATGAGGATGATACAATGAGCTACTTTGCGAAGTTGGCAGCGGAAGACTAAAAATCCACCTAAGAGTCTGCAGCTCTTGGGATGGTGTGTGACCCTCAGCACTTAGTGAGGTACGGGCTTCCGGTATACGGAGGAGCTAGAAAGGGCGTCACCTAGGAAGGGCGCCCTTTTGATTTAGAAGCCGTAGCCATGTTTCATTCTAAATGATAGTTGTTTAAACAACGCACGAGAGACACCAGCGTCTTCGTGTAGTGTTGATGGGATTGAAACAGAACGGCCACTTATGGTTTCAATCTTTGTCATCGAGTTATCAATGTTTCTTACTGAGTTATCTTGCTGAACAAGATTACCGTTAGTATCCCGCATCGGGAATGATCCAGTTCTCAAGAACTCTGCAATGTCACTCTCTGCTGTAAGATAGCTTGAGCCAACACCTTTAGTCATGACTGAATATTCATCCCGCATTGATTGTGTTGGACCTGTGTACAAAGGCTCTGGCTTTGAAGGTCTTCTTCCACCACGTGTACGTGGACCAGAATCCATTGCGCGCAAAAAATCTAATTGGCCAGCGCCATACATTGCTGCAAGTTTATCAGCAGCATCATTTGTTACCATTCCAGACATTGCTTCTGAGAACACAGCCATAAATGCAGTATCGAGATCTTCGCCAACGGTTAGCATACGGTCAGCAACTAATCCAGCAAGTTTGGTAGGATCTGTTTCACCTTGATCACCAGCTGCATCGGATTCAAGATCTGATGCATAGGCACCAAGACCTGTGTCTCCAGTTGCTATAGCAACTTCTTTTAGCTTAGCAGCAGCAGAGATTTTCATGTTAATAAAATCTTGTTCGTCTTGTAATGCTCTAGCACTTGCTTGCATGATCTCTTGCTGTCTCAATCTGGTAGCAGCTAGTCTCGCAGCCTCTTTAGCTTTTTCAAGTTCGCCAGCTTTGATTGCTTCATCAACTTCTTTGAGAGATTGTTCTACTTCATCAATAAGCGATTGCTGGTACTGATCACCTTTGCCTTTTAGCCAGTTCGCAAAATTACCAACAACTTTAGTAGCTGTATAAATCAAAGCTGCTGCAATTGCACCTTTCGGACCAAGTAGCAGCATACCTAATGCAGCCCACTCAGCACCTTCTGCAAATGCATCACCTAGTTGTTCGTTATCAGTCCAACCTTTAATCTGTTCACCAATGAATCCACCCATATACCCGATAAGTCCTGCAAGACCTACATTACGGATTAATATTCTACCAAAGCGTTTTCGTTGGCCCTTTGTCTTATCCTTAATGTTCTTGCGACCTGCATCATCAACATAATCCTCGCCCTTACCAGACCAAGCACTTGATACAAGTCCTCCAATGTAACCAAGAGATGAAGTAATCGTTTTGCCAATTAACTTAGGACCAAACCAAAGTGCTACAGCACCTGTGATCGCTGTCGCAATATCTTCTACGTTCCATGCACCTGTGCCTTCACCAAACACATCTATCTTGCCTAGGATGTCTGGAATCATACCATCGATCAAAGGTCCGAGATATTCCATTCCTAAAAATGTACCAACAGCACCCCAGAATAGATATCCAATTCCTTTTCCAAGCAGACCTGATAGAGTCATGCCACCAAGAACACCTGCTGCTGAACCTAGGAACGGAGCAACAAGTGCTTTCAATCCAGAACCAAGTCCATCCAATCCAAGTCCTTGTGATAGACCTTGACCAAAAGACTTTGCTGGCTTGCTGGCTGCAGTTGTTTGTGATCGCCGCCTCTTCTTATATTCTTCTTCGAGCTTATCACCTGCATCGCCTTCTTCGCGCTTGCGTTGATCCTCAGCTTCTTTCAATAAGCCTTTGATGCCCTCTTTGACATCGTCCATCTGTCTATTTTGTTCTTGCAGTTCTAGGACTACGTCACTTAGGCTAGCCATCTATCGTCTCATTTGTTGTTTCTGTCGCTCTTCATTTTGTCGCTTTATATCATCAATCAACATTTCTAAGTAGATTTCCCTCTCCCAAGGTATCATCATTTCAACATCCTGTAACGAGTATTTATAGTTCTGAATCAGCTGATAGTTGACTTGATAATAGTTAATAAGAGTGTCATGAGAGAGGTTTATTAAAAAAAATCGCTAATTCCTTGCAGTCTACCTGTGTTCTTATGACCACATTCTTGGCAAGTATACTTAACGTCATGTGTCAGCTTCGGAAGATTGTTAGCAAATTGTATCAACTTCTCGAATTGTTCTGGGTTGAGACTCTCAAGGAACTTCTCAACATCAGCACGAGATTCGTCTGCAAAGCTAATTGCTTCTTCTTCTGTTAGTAATTTATCCAAACACATGATTACCATTTCATAGATTGCTTCTGCTAGTGAATCACCTTCTTTGTCTTCTGGTGCTAGTAGGATTGCTTCATATGTTGGGAACTTCATTTGCAGTGTGTATTGATCATTCAATTTAATCTTGTTGTTGAATGATGTATCAATCTTGATATCATCAAGCGGGATCTGTACTTCAGTTTCACCTTCACACTTAACGCACTTCATCATTACGTTAGCAGTCTCGCCAACACTCTTACCTCTTATCTGTGTGAAGATGTATTCGATATCGAATGTTGCTAGAGATCTTGTGTCAATTGGTTGCTCGCAACACGAGACAATTGTATCAACAATAGCTTTGAGGATCTGCTTCTCATCCTGAGTCTCAAGTGCCATCAGAAGAATCTTCTGCTCTTTGACTAGGAATGGTCTGTAGTGAATCTGTTGTTTGGTAGAAGGGATTGTCAGTTCATAACTTGGTGTATCATTAATCTTAGGTAGTGCCATTTCAATTCATCCTTAATTAAAATCAAATACTCCCAACACTGAGCTAATCTGCTGACTGATTGCTTGCTTAACATTTGTAGGGGAGAAAAACGAGAGGGGCTTCCAATTCGTATAAGATAGTTGAATTTGTAGTTCTGTGATCCCATCAAGTTCATTGTTCAATGGAATAGCAGCAACTGATGTTGGGTATGCATCTTGCAGTACGCATTTATATATGGTCACATCAGCTAGCTGTGATGTTAAACCATAGAAGTCTTGAACGATATCAAGGTCAGAAAGACTAGGAGTAACAGATCCAAAGTTCTTTTCACGAAGGAATGCTGGAATCTTTTCAACCTTCTTCAGCTGTTCGATCGTAACATCATATGCATATCCACCTGGACCTTTTTGGTATCCAACTTCATACGTCTCTTGATTAACAGCAAGGTTCTGCCATGTATCAAAGTATTCTTTGACGCCATAATCATTAAGTACATGGAATGTCATAGTGACATCTCCAACTGCATAGCCATACGGAATCTTCTCCATACGCAAACCAATGCGGCGTTCGTTGGTTATAATCTGACGACCTGGCAACTGAACATCTTTACAAAGAATATTCATTTCACGTGATGTAGCACCTGGTAGAGAAGGTAGCTTGACTCTAAACAAGTTTGGTCTTGCGACACCTCTACGAGCAGACACCAGACCTTTGAATTCTTCGATTGAGTTAACCATTAGAGCATCTTTCTTGAATCAGCATAGACAGCACTTGAACCTTTTTTCTGCCAGTCAGCTGTTGGCAAGAATGTAGCAATCTCCCATTCAGGAGCTGCCACAACCGCAAAGCGACTTCTGACATGATCAGTCAAGTAATGTTTGAAGCATGGTTTAAAATATTTGAGCTTGGATGCCTTCTTCAGATAGTTATAGCTAACAGCTATCTTTGTCTTCTCGTCATATCTCTTATCTGATAGGTTATCCAACAATCCATCTAAAAACTTAGCACGTAGCATAGGAGGCAGATAATGTAAATTCAATCCATAGAATCCACCTGGTGCATCATCAACAATGATTGCAAGTGGGAACGAGTCATAGTAAGGTAGCTGATCTTTTGTCTTTGGATCATAGAAGAACATAACCATTGATCCAGGACCCACTCTATTCTTTAGAGTGATCGGCTCTTCTTTCATCAAGGCATTGCGGTTGACACGACGAAGGTTAGCTGCCTTCTGTCTGAACCACGTTCTTGACTCTTGCGTGCGAGGAGTGATTCCTTTACGGAATGCTTCCATCTCTAGTTTTTGAAATAAATTACTCATGAGACTATTTATCTCTTTTTACGAGTGCTTTTTTTACGAAAAGGCTTCATAGGTTTGAGAGGTTTCAATCCACCCTTCTTTTCGTATGTTGGCATAATACCCATTTCTGTTAGAGTCTTCTCTGTCCAGATCTGAAACTCCCAACCACGATCCTTTGCATATTCACTAGCAGCTTCCCACTTGTTCATATTCTTGACATATGTCATAGCCTCATTGATATAACGCTTAGACTTGTCTGGTCTCTTTGGAGGTGCAGTTTCTTTTTCTGGTTTGATCTCAACAAGTATTGTTCGACCATCCTTATAAGTAATCTTGAGGTCCATAAAGTATCTGTGCATACGTTTATCCACGTCCCAACGATATGGTATGACAACTTCTTCTGATCCCCAGTGGCGTATATTAGGATTATGGTCGCACCAATAGAAGCAATGACGCTCCCACATTGACCGATAAACAATATTATCTGCGTCACCTTTATACTTGCTTCTATGTTTGACGATATACTTTCCTGAATAAGCCATATAAATACTTTTAAGTTTTACACTATTTATGGACTCAGTATGGCTACGTATCAATATCCACTTGACTTCAAGTCTGTCAACTACAATGCGACTGTTACCTTCCAGGCTATTAAATTAAAAGCTGTTGACGTTGCAACGGTGCTGGGAATCTTCGACTCTTTTGGTCAAGGAAATGGAACGCGTGAACAGCAAGAGCAAGCTACCGGACAAGACCCCCGTGGAGTTGATCAACGCGGTAGAAGAGAATTCCAGGGTAAACAAAATCAAACACTCGAAGGTACTGGTCAAGAGATCGAATCGTTTGGTAACTCTTGTAAACTATATTTGCCGCAGGCTGTACAGATTGCTGATGGTGTTGTTATTGATAACAATCTTAACCTAGGTGTTCTAGGTGGTTCTACGCAGGCTGCATTGCAAGAAGGTGCTAATCTAGGCGCGGCACTTGTTGAGGGCGCTACAGAAGCTGCTGGCGGCATTATTGATGCGTTTAGAAGTAGATCATTGGGCGCTGCGCAAGCTAGACTTGCTGTATCTAGAGCCTCACAGCTGTTACCGGGTCAGCAAGCAACAGGTGCTGTTCAGAGTGCAACACGTACTGTTGTTAATCCAAACACCAGAGCAATCTTCAGATCTGTTCCTCTGCGTGAATTTACATTTCAATTTAAACTAATTCCCACATCTGCTCAAGAGTCGAGAATGATCAAAGAGATTATTGGATTCTTCAGATCTGAATTATATCCAACTGTAATTAGACTTGGTGAAGGTCAAGAAGCTATTCAAGCTGGTTACGAGTTCCCAAATGTGTTTAACATTGAGATGAAATATAAAGATTCTAAACAACTAGCAACGCGTATTCTTCCATCATATCTGAGAACATTTAATGCATCGTACAACGCATCGAGTATGGGTTTCCATGA